TACATTTCAGTATTTGGCAGGGCGGCAGCGATGAAATAGGGGAACTTTTGCAAAACGGCAGTGTGGACATAGCCTTTACAGGCAAGGAAGTAAGTTCACCTATGTGTGAATCTATAAAGGTGTGCAGCGATCACCTTATGCTTGTCACACCTGCTACTGATGAGTACAGACAGCTTAAGGAAAGCAATGCAAAAATATCCGATATATTGAAACACCCTATGATACTTAGGGCAAACGGTTCAGGTACACAGTTTATTGCAAGCAAGCTTCTTGAAAGCCTCGGAATAAAGAAGACCGAACTTAATGTGGTTGTGCAGACAAACGACCTTGAATCCATAAAGCATATGATAGTGGGCGGTGTAGGTATCAGTATATGTTCAAGATTTTCCGTTCAAAATCTTTTGGGAAGTAATCAGATAATTACCTATCCGCTTGAAAGTGCCAAAACCAGATATTTTTCACTGCACTGTATGAACTCAAAAAAGATAGTCCCTGAAATCAAGCTCTTTATAGATTATATACAGGAACTGATATCCGAGAAAAAATTTGAAAACAGCTGACAATGTTAAAGACCGGCATGCCGGTCTTTACGCTTCTTAGAATGTCAGTCTCATCTTATACCAGATGGTATCGCCGTGATTTGACTGTGATATGCCCTCATCCTTATATCCGAATCCCTCATAAAATAATCTGAGTCCGTCTTTACAGGTAAGTACGATTCCCTTTCTTCCCCTTGCCCTACAATCCTCTATCACCTTATTCATAACCTGATTTGCAAGACCCTGTCCTCTGTAAGATTTTTCAGTAACTACCGAAAATATCATCTGCCACTTTCCGTCCTTTTTGTGCATTGAGGCGTCATCGTACATAATATCTGTCAGATCTTCTTCATCCGTAGCCATACCGTTTATAAAACTCTTTATAATGCCGTCCTCCTCCAAAATCCAAAAGCACTCAGGGAAGCTCTCCATTCTCTTTTTTATACTTTCCCTGCTTGCAGCCTCAGCCTTCGGATAAGATGCCGCCTCTATCGCTGCCAGTCTATCCAAATCATCAGCATTTACATGTCTTATCATAAACCCTCCTTTAATTCATACAAAATCCTTGGACTTCCATCTTCCAAATATATTATACCAAGTCTTTTAAAATTTTGCCTCTCTATGGCCCTTTGCATGGTTTTATTGTCTTCGTGCGTATCTATCCTAATTAAATTCGCTTTCCCCTTTGCAAAGTCCACTATCCGCTCTACAATACCTCTTTTACTTCCATCACTTGCGACTCTGTGTATCACGCCGTACTCGCTCTTTGCAGGAAAAAGGGCCTCGTATTCTTTTTCAAATCCTATTGTAAATACAAAGCAGGCAAATATATGACCCTCATCCTCCATTACATAACATCTTTGATTTTTTATATCGTCTTTTGTAAGAGATTTTTCGGGCCTGTCATCTCCCCATTGATAAGGATTGCCGTGGGCTTTCATATATGCTCTTGCATACTCGTATATCTCAAATATTCTGTCAGCATCCAAGGCAGTCGCCAATCTGATATTCATTATTCCTCCCGATTTTGTTATAAAAACAGGCATATCATAGCCTCGCTACAATATGCCTTATATCTTTACGGTCCTACCGAAACCTTGATTCCAAGCTGTCCGTACGGCCACAGAATATCCATTACATTATCACTTACAGCCACACATCCCGCTGTAGGTATACCCTTTTGATAGTTGCCGTGAATCATTATCGCTCCGCCAAGTGCGGTATTCCACGGAGGGCATACTTTCCTGTCAATCGCACTGTATATAGCATCCTTCTCGGCCTGAGAGATGATACCCGCCTCAAATCCTCTGTCGGCAGCCGCCTTGTCCGGATAAGAAAGTCCGAGCGAAAGATGATATGCACTCTTGTCATTTCTTACACAGATATAGTAATCACCGTTCGGAGTGGTTCTGTCTCCCTGCTTTTGCTTTGTTCCGTTGGCTGAAAACTCTCCAAGGCTGCAAGGCCACTTTCCTACAACCTTATTGTCGGCTATCAGTGTAAGTTCTTTGTTCATCTTACTTACATAAATTCTTGTAGACGGCTCACTCTGAACCGGTGTGTAATTGCTTGTGCTGACCTTCCTTACCGAAGCGGCATATGCACTGAAGCTCATCAAACCGATAAGCATTGATAAAATAAGCAATGCCACAAAACTTTTTCTCTTTTTCATAAAATTCCTTTCCTAAAAATTACTTTATAAACATCGCATCCCCTATGATGCAAATTATAATCATTTTTAATACTTTGTATCTTACAATTCGATACAAGAATAATACCACGCAGGTATTATAATAGTCAATCTACTTATCAATCATGGCATTTTTGGTATTTTAAAAAATCTTGCCATACTACTGCATCCATCAATTCCTGTCTCAAACAATTATTAAATAGAAAAACTGGAGTTGTATCTGGAAATCTTAGAGACATTCTATATTTCTGTTTATTGAACTCCGGACTAAATAGATGTTTTTTTATATGTATTCTGGCTAGATCACGTGCATCCATCTCTACTAACACCTCACATGTTTGCATCATTTTTGTTTTCATTCTTCGTATCTAAACATAAGCGCACATAAATGTGCAACTATTTTTCTCATTCCTCCTCTCTCTTTTTTAGCATTCCAGCTTTTATTAAGTCATATAAAATATCAATAGCTGTGCGGTGGTCTCGATATCTGCAGTTAGGCCTATCATGTATCCTTAAATCATCTTTTCGCCACTCTTCAACCATGAAACATTTTGGACTGACGAAAATAAACTTGCAGCCTCTCGCAACACATAAATAATAGCATTGCAAACCTTTAGGAAGTCCCCGGCACGGCTTAAATCCGAATTTTTCAAACTCTTTCATGTCTACGTTTGGTATTAACATTCATCCACCTCATCTAATCATCATCTTCCATAAACGCAAACAGTCGTTTAATTGGGATAGTATGTGTGCCATTTGCATAATGAACATGCCCTGGCTGTTTGTCGTAATCGGTTATTTCAAAATTTACCCAATCTTGTAAATTGTTTGGGTGCAAAATGTAAGAACTATAAGCATAGTCTGGTGCTCTATTGCGGGAACTATCGAATCTTGCACGTGTACAATCATCATAATAAACTGTTACAACTTCATCTCCAGATATTACTTGCACAAATATATCTTTTATTACTTTATCACCTGTATCAACTTCTGTGGCGCACCCATTAAAATCATAAATATTAAACTTCATTTATCCCTCCCATTCCGGACATATCATCTTATCATCTACAAAATCTCCGCACTGGTCGCTTCTTGAGCAAACGCACACTCCTGCATGTACAAAGTGCTCTTTATACCATTCGCAATTTTTACACGTTTTACTGCTATTCTTTTCCGCCTTAATCCTTCTCATCTGCCTTTTCAGCTTCTTATCGACTATAAGCGACACGGTCGTCTTGTCGCTTTCGTCATCAAGCAACTGTGTAAGCATAATGTGCACATCTGCAATCTCTTCAAGTACCGCCCTCGAGTGGCTTTCTTTGCCTGCAAGGATATCTTTTTGCAGTGCCACGATAAGCTCTGCAAGTTCCTCGATTGCCTTCGCTTTTTGATGCATGATGCCGTAATGGTTTAATATCTGCCTTGCTAAATCTTTAATCACGCTCACCACCTCACTTTAGCAACCTGTCCATTTCTTCATACTACTTTCATCCTTCTATTTATTGATTTGATGCTATCTATATCATCCAGTTCAAATATTGGCATTTTCATTTCAAGTGCCAACGTTCGTTCTTTCCTTGCTCCTTTTGATTTCTCCCAACCAGGTAACATTACCATTACATTCGACATACTAACTAATGAATAACACAATTCCATAAACTCTTTATGTGTTCCATTCGGTAGTATGTCACCTAACCTCATTGGACTAATTATTACAGAACATTTAACCTGTGACCTTACTGTATTTTCGGCTCTCAAAAAATTCAAACGATAATTTTTCTCATTTGTGATAGGTCCGGATAAATATATTCTCATCATTACTCCTTATCTATATTTGTAAAGTCGAAAGACATTTGACCTTCTACATTCTTATCCTCTATCCACCATCGGAATACAGCTTCTCCATCTTTCCAAGCACCTGTAGTATCATCTTTACCTTTTTGCTTTCTTACTTCTAACATTTTTTCAAAAGCTTTTATATATCGCTTTCTATAAGAAGGAAAAGTAATCATATCTCTTTGCTTTTCACTTCTTTTTGCCAGAGGACATAATATGCAGCCGACTCTTTTATATCCCATGTTATATAATTCATTGTATTCGATATTGTTTTCGTTAATATAATCCCAAACATCACTATCGCTCCACTCATAGATGGGATTAACTATTATAGTCTTGTTTTTTCTGGCAGTAGTAACAATGACACAGTCCCATACTTCATCGTGGCTTTTAGCATCCTTAAAAACTTCTTCGACATGTTCTTTACTAAAATATTTAGCTTTATTTCGATTCCCATTCCCCCATGTTGAAAACACTTCTCTGTTTTTCCTTTTTCTTGACTCTGCTGATCTTACACCAAGTGCTATTACTCTATTCTTTTCTGTGCTTTCCTTAAATACACTACAGCAATATCTAATCATTCGAGTTGGTGGAATACCTTTCTTTACAATCAAATCAAACATATTGGTTGACTCACCTTTGTAGCTAGGCAATCTCTTATATGCATTTATACCTTGATCTCTTAGCTTTTTAAATGTTCTATTCACATGTTTATTAGTTTGCGGTGCGTCCACAGTTGTAACACTGTGGGATACTTCAAATTTTATCCCGGACTTCAATGCTAAATCTAATAGAACATCACTGTCTTTACCGCCACTGTATGTAACTACAAGTGGTTTATTATAAAAATCACTTGCTATCTTTTCAGCTATCCTTAATGATTCAATCGCCTTTTCTATCTTAGAACTATTAACCAATGAAATATAACCTCATTCTTTCGTTGTCTTATTTAGCCTTGAAATACATTTTTTTCAAATATATTTCAAGGCGTTTTAAATCTATTTACATACTGCTATATAAAATCCACCATGCTTTTTAATCACCTTATCTATCACCTCTACAGGTGTGTATGGATAAATAGTCTTTGTAGGATCTGCATCCTCTTCTTCTATGTATGGTATAAGCAAGTCTTCTTTTTTTGTAGGATACCCCACCTCGCAAGATGTATAGCATATAGAATCTCCATCAAGTCTAGGATTGCTATAATAATTTGCCCCTACCTGTACAGAAAACTCAAAACCGTCTTTACACTTTACAACCGGTCTGATATCTGAGAATCCAAATTTATTTCTATATGTGCTACATAAAAAATCATTTATAGAATTATATCCTCTGTAAACTCTGACATCATCTATCTGACCTTTGAAACAGCATCCACAAAAACTATATATACCTTTCATATTCGTAGAAACAAATGTTAGATATACTCCTTCATACCTATTTTTCTTCTCATTAAAAGCTGTCATTATCTCTCCTCCTGCCTGCAAGTATCCACTTGATACTGTGACAGGTGGCAATATATTTAAGAAGTAATCATATATATCCTCACTTACATAATCTCCTCTATTACAATAATCTGTAAAATCTTTTCCACCTTGAAATTCTTTCCAACCATCCATAGATTTAACATCAAGTGTAACTAAACCAATTGTAATATTATTATTTTCCATATACATTTCCTTACTTATTTCAAAATTTACAAGCAACTCATAATATCTATACAGGACTGTTACATCCATTAATGTAAACAGCCCTGTTTAATATCAGTGTTACATTTCTCACATTATGCGATACTATCTAATGCATTTATCTCATTTATAACTACAGGCAGTACTCTCTTTGCATTATCTGTAAGTTGCCTTTGCCAGCTTTTGTTGCTTGGGGACCACCTAAATGCATGCTTCTTTAAAATAGATCTAACTTCATCATTTGGCTTTCCATCAAAGATAAGTTGCAACCTCATAAGGTCCGTATTTTCAACAACCTTAAAGAACTCACATTCTACTTCTTTTGTGCCATCAGCCTTTACTGACTTAAGCTTTTTAAGTCTAGCTTCAACCCTTTTTATGTTTGCCAAGTTATTCTGTAATGAAAAACTAGGATATCCAACTCTTCCTGCAAAGTCCGGCTTTCTTAATTCTGCTATGTCATTGTCTGAATAACCCATATCTCTAAGCTCTTCATTTCCGACTGCAACATCTTTCTTCTTAATTGCTTTATTTACAGCCTTCATATTCTCTTGCTTCTCTTTTAACGCTTCTAGCTTTTCTTCAAGAAGTTCAATAGCTTGTTCATCATTCGATAATATCGGTTGACTCATAGTCAATAGTCCTTCAATTTTCCTTGCATAGCTCTCCAGATAATTCCAGTCATTAAGCAATGTCTCACGCCTTGCATTCTGCTTCTTCTTTTTTCCTACTGGAAAATTACCGGCTCCGGATATCATCACAGATGGGCAACTTGCTTCATTTCTATAGTAGCTGTTATAATACTCTGCCAACTTCCTACTATATCTTGCTGCCATTCTCTGTGCCCTCTCATAAAGTTTAGGCTTCTTTTCACCAATCTCCTTTACAATCTCATACACATTTCTAACTTGCTCCTGATAACTTTCAGTAGCACTCCCGGCTCTGTAACTTCTCATTGAGTTAATATCATTTGCTACTTGTGCTGTGCCTTCATTTATTGAATAAAATATTGTTTCCATCATTCCTTCTCCTTTGTTTAAACCCCTGTTATAATCACTTCCAACTCACTGTATCCAAAACACTGTACCTGGCACTTGGCTCTACTCTTACATAACATTTCTGCCTTTTGTCATATCTGTATGGATAAACAGTTCTGCAATTAGAACCCTCTCCAATTGTGCCCCTTATGAGCCTCCCATTTTCAACATAGAATGATAGGCCTTCTTCCTTTGCATCATGCCAACCATCTCTATATATGTTTCTATCCATCTTTACCCTCCTTAATATGATTTGTTTTTTATTACACTGCATACGATAACATAACCTATATTCGTGTCAAGTATTTTCCAATTTATTTATTGGAATTTTCTTAATTATTGGTGGCAAAAAATGCAGGCTATAAAATCGTAACCTGCATTAAAATACAAACCTTATGCAGCAATAATTATCTATCTATATTGCTAACAGTTGCACCTACCTCTAAACCTACAACCCTTTTATATGACATTTCATATTCACCATTATATTTACGCAGCTCCCATCCAGGTAGTCCTTCACCTTCAAGGCTCACATATCCATCACCACTTGAATAAACTCTAATAGATCCAATAACTCCATTTTTTCTGGCGACTTCAAATAATTGCTCTAAAACCGGAATTACCTCCATACTAAAAGCTTTCATCTGCTCTTCTGAAAATCTAACATCTGACATTTTTATATCCTCCTAATATTTACTAAGGCTTTCATTAGCCTATATTTACTATCCTTCCTTCACTGTCGAACCATATATTCATATCATTGCAATGCATTTCTATTGTATCTTCAGGACACTCATCACATTCCACATCTATACCAGTAAGTCCTATTATTAAACCTCTAACATTCTCCCTGGCATTATCCTTAACCTTCAGTGAACGCTCTCCAAATATTGCCCCGTCTGCATTCCTGCATATCTCATCCCATGTCATATATCACCTATGTTCACATATTTCCTCAATGCTTTTAACAGTTCCATTTACTAACCTCCATAATCTAATATATTTATTACCCATAGCCCTTGCTTCAGTTTTTGACTTGCATTCAACAAGTATCGGCTGATTACAACCGCTCTCGCTATCATATATGTACACATTGTATTTTTTCATTAGACAACCTTTACTATCTTCCTATCTCATATTTCCTTCAATCAATTCATAATTAGCAACTTCCTTTTCTGAAAGTGGCTCTGAATACTCAACATATCCCCAAACTTCTCTACCGACCTCTTCCATGTATGTTCTACTATCAAAGTTGTTAATATCTTTTAATTTCCTCATAGGAACCGTACCAGGCATTGCCGGTCTAAGTGTTAACCAATATTTATATCTCATACTAAAGTTCCCTCTCTTAATTATGATTTTTTACTTCTATTACTTCTAATACTTTATATTTGATTTTTCTAACTCCAGTCTTTTCATACTTTGCAACCCTAGTAGTAGGGTCACCAATTATAGGATGGTCTAAAAGGCTCTTAGCTTCGTCAAGGTCTTTTGTTTCTATCAAGCAAACCCATCTATCAATCCTTGGTTCAAAGTACTCGCATCTATAACCTATCCACTTTTTAACTTCCTTTTTAGGAACAATATTTGCCTCTTTTATACCATGCTTTCTCATCCACATCTTATCCTCTATATCTATATATTCTTTGAGAGATATGTTGTATGTATTTGCCAACTGTGTCTTTACCTCATCAAGGTATGCTAAAAATTTATCTTGTATTTCTTTATAAAAGGCAATACCTAGCTTATCTACCTCTGCATCCCACTGAGCTTCCAACTCATTAATCTTATCAAATAAAACTTTTCTTTCTTTTCTCATCTTGCTCATCTCCATGAATTAAATTTGTTTTTATTACGCCGCGTACGCTAACATAACTAGCTGACATGTCAAGTATTTTTTTGATTATTTTTTGGAATTTTCGTAATTATCAAGTTGAAAACTATATCTTATCTTTTGTGAAAACATGTATCATATATTATAGTTCCAATTTCAATATCCACACATTCTTTATATTACCGGCATTTCAACCAGTATTTTTAAAGCCTCTTCTAAGATGTTCTTCTTATCTTTCCAATTTGTACACTCTTCAACATTATTAGGACTCGTTACTAATAGACCCATGCTGCAATAGTTTATAGACTTAGTAATATCTGCTAATGTATTCTCTCTTATCTTACGCTTATCATTTATACTCATTTTCCAGCTCTCCATTCCATCTTAGACACTCTCTTTAAATTAAAAACATGCACTACTAAAACTTTTGTTTAAAATCCTCTCAACATCTTCTCTTTTATTTGTCATCATCATTCTTGCTGTTACCTTATCTATATGTCCACCTGTAATGATTACTATCGCATTCGCTATTCTGTCACTTAGCTCATATACTTCTCTGTATAACACATCTGCCTCTGCCTCATATCCGGCAGCTTTTTCAAAGTCCTGATGTTCTTCATCCATCCAGTATTCAGACATGTTCTCTTTTTCATCCATTTCTTTCTCAATCAATTTAAGCCTTTTCAGCATATCTTTTATTTGCATACTATAACCTCCTGTTAATCTTTCTAATTATTTCCGGCTATTCCTACTTTACTCTTTTCCTTGTCTTAGGTGACTTCTTTGCTTCCCAGCACCAATCAATGTGTTCCATAATTTTCTGACATGCTATCTTCTCTATTTCCTCGCTTGTCATACCGTCTTCTACTTCAAACTCTATTGCTATGTTCTTTCCTACGATATCTTCTAATACGTTTGCTACTACCTTCATTGTATAACTCCTTTGTTTTTTATGTTTTTTTATGTTTTTTATGTTTTTTATTACGCTGCGTACGCTAACATAACTAGCTGGCATGTCAATAGTTTTTTTAATTATTTTTTTGGAATTTACTAAAAATAAAATTCACTTTAAAATGCCTCATATCGCATTTTAAGTGCTTATGTGTATATTTGTTGGATTATTCCAAAGCAAACGCTACCTGTGGCTATATGCTTTAAATACGGCTATATAAATTTATATCTGTTATATAGTTGCTTGATTAAACTTAACTTTTAAGTATATAGTTCATTTTATATTTGAACCGGAACAAATCTAGGTTATCTGGGTCATTCGGGTCAAAAACAGGGTCAAAACAGTAAAAATCGGGTCAAATTTGGGTCAAAAGTCGGGTCATTTGGGTCAATGTATTAGATGTTCAATTTAATTTGATATAATTATATTTGTTACTTCTATTGCCCTGAAATATAGTAAATATAAGGGTTTGGGGCTATTTCATCAAAAATGTTTTGTTAGGTTTCCTGTTAGATTTCTAACAAGATTTCTTGTTAGGTTTCTTTACCAGAGATTAGATATTAGATAATAGATAATAGATATAATATATATGGTCATTTAAGCGTAATTTTTGCAATAAAAAAGAGCCTCCCATATATTTATAGGAGGCGGTTCCACATAAAACTCTTAAAAAAAGTTTGCTATTATTTTAATCAATATCGCATTTAATGTTATTTGATATAGATTTAGTTGAATATTTAATTTAAAAGCCTGCCTGTGGCTATAGATTGATTGTACAGTATATATCTTACTGTATTCATTATTAAATTTGATTGCCGTTAGCTTTTTCTGAATCTTTTCTCAATACATCAATAGCTTTTGCAATCACAGATGGTACAGGTACACCCATCAGCCCGGCATTCTCGATTATAGAAATGCTTTCATTTGCTACAAATGCTATGATAACTGCATCTTTTATGTATGTTGTATGCATTATGATATCAAGTCTTACTGCTACAAGTACTATAAGTAGTGCAACGCCTTTGCGGCATAAACCTTTAAATCCCGCTCTTGACTCAAGCGCACCATTCTCACTTTTCTTGCTTTTCTTAAATATGCCTGCGACAATCAAACCAGTTACATAATCCAACGCCATGAAAACAATAAGAGTGATAAGTGCATCACTCCATCCCCCAAAGACCATTGCTACAAATCCTCCTACTGCACCTACTAATGAATATAATATATTTGCTCTCATTTTAACCTTCCTTTCTAATCATTCCTACTCTGCTAAATCGTAATTTTTCAAATCAGGCTTAGATGTATCATATTCTTTCTGATATTTCCCCTCTGAATCAACCCAATAATACAGATCCTTACCATCAGCTTTTATATATGCATTGATTGCCATAACCCCTGATTTCGTAAGATAAAAAGACATTCCATCTACATCTATCCATTGACCGCTGAGCATAGCTCCATCCAGCGAATTCATATAATACCAGTCATCCCCTTGCTTAAACCAGCCCTTAATCATAGAGCCTTTTTGGTCGAATACATACCACCTGCCGTTGATATATGCCCATCGGCCTACTATGCGACTGTGTGGCGTGTCGGCATACCACCACTGACCGTCGCTAGAAACATTCCAGCCTAGCGGATACTCTACCTGTGCAGGCTTAGTCTTCTCAGCCTTCTTTCCATTTTCAAGTGCAAT